GTCATTACAAGGCGCTCGATTTCAGCTCTTCACCGTAGAGACCCTTGGGCTCCGTTTTCGGAGACGAGGGAACGTCCGCCACTTCAGCGAACCTGATGGTTCGTCGGCGGCGCTCTGACTGGTTCTCGGTGGGGTTTTTAACTTCACCCTGAGCTGGTTCTATAAATGTTACGGACTTCGCGTTCGTTTCGGCTCGGACGGAGTTCCATCTTTCAGATGGTCCTTTGCCTGGGTCGAACGCGCTACTTTTCAAATAGGTGGCGTGATCACGAGTAGACGGTTTGACATAAAAGGGAACCGCGGGCACGCGCATTGCTGCGAAGATGGCGTCGAGTTTGGTTGGGTTTATTTCAACACCCGACAATCGGTGCACTTTCTCCCAGACGTATCTCGGGTTAACCGGGCGACGTTTTCGAGGTAAAGTCTTCGCGATTGCTAGTACGTGCCTGCGTATGAGTCTAGCACACTTACCAAATCTCAAAGCTCCGACAATGTGGCGTTGCGGCTGGAGGGATATTCTTTGCGTGATAAGCGCGAGGGATGTTGCTCTGGCTGTGGCGTCCTCTATGGCTATACCCCTGCCATAGTGAGAAACCGCTGGGCAGTCTTGCACCAATTGGTGCATTTTCGCCACTGCGTCCGAATCAGCAGTGGACAGCGGTACTCTATTTCGGAGCCACTTGATTCTGCCGACATGGAGATTTCCAGTTTTTCCCGAAAGGGCGAGGCTGGCGAACTTCCGGTAGGGCAGTTCAGGTATCTCGTATCTCCCAATGAGGCCAGCTCCACCGAACTCCTCCGGCCAGTACAGCGGCATTTGTAATTGCTGTATGTTGCGAATGGGTTTGTGGTGAATCTGATGCAGTAATGCGTCAGCTCTTCGCCGCACCCATTCGAGGGCACAGAGTTCGTGAAGTTGGCGTTGCGACGCTCCCAAGGTTATTTCAATCGGGAGGTCCTCATCAATGGGTCGCCCAGAGACGTCAAGGGCCTTTGCTAGGAGGAGCACGCTTAGTTTAACCCGCCTGACTGTAACCAGTCGGGCGGGGGTGACTATGTCGGGCTCGTCTACGGCATCGGCCCATCTTTCTCCGGGCTTGAGTGGTTGAATCGGCGCGGTTTTGACGGTTCGCGGCTTCAGTGTAACCCACTGTTCCGTGAACACTCCGCGCAGGGGACTAACTATTGTCTTCTGTTGGTTAAGAACTAAACCAATTGATTCAAGTGCGCCTTCGTAGCGCAGTATCTGTTCGGCAGTCCAAAAGCCGAGCAGGTCATCTCCACAGATACGAAATGGTTCGTGTGCACCAGTTCTGATGCGGCCATTGACGGCACACCAGATGTTGGCGAGACTAAGAATCGGCCAGGTTAGCGGTAAGCCCATGAGGGATCCCCTCTTCGTTCTGATGGTTTTGCCATCAGGATAGGAGAGCCTTGTGGGCCCAAGCGCTAGCCGACCGGCCTCCCAGAGACGCGGGTGCATGCGCGTAGCGCGTGCGCATCCGTCCCATAGCGCCCAAGCGACGCTGTGG